AGAATCAAAGAGTTTATGAATTACCAACTAACGGAAACAATGGAAGAATACTTTGATGACTTCGACCAGATGTTATTCTATCTTCCTATTGTTGGTAGTTGCTTTAAAAAGATATACTACGATGAAAGTTTAAAAAGACCTGTATCAAGATTTATACCAATTACAGATTTTGTTATATCATACAATACAACAGATTTAAGAACCTCTGGTAGATATACGCATATCATTCGCATGACGCAAAACGAACTGCGAAAGAAAATTGCTAATGGTTTCTATATGGATATGGAAACTGATATGAATCCAGAAGAGGATGACTCAAACGATATAACACAAAAGATACAAGACATAGAAGGTATTACACCTTCAAAGAATTATCAGAAGGATGGTAGATTTACTATTCTTGAAATGCATGTAGATTTAGATGTGCCCGGATATGAAAAAGATTTTGCATGTCCATACATTGTTTCAATATGTAAAGAGACAAGGCAGGTATTATCTATTCGTGCAAACTTTGAAGAAGACGACCCAGACTTTAAAAGAATACAACACTTTGTACATTATAAATTTTTGCCGGGTTTTGGTTTTTATGGATTAGGTTATGTTCACTTACTAGGTAATCTACAAAAATCAGTTACAACTATACTTCGCTCATTAGTTGATGCAGGACAGTTCTCTAACCTACCGGGTGGCTTTAAAGCTAGAGGCATGCGTGTGGAAGGAGAACAACCTGTAGGTTTTGGTGAGTTTAGAGATGTAGAGGGATACGGAGAAGATATTCGTAAGTCTATTGTTCCTTTACCTTTCAAAGAGCCATCGCAAACTTTGTTTGCATTACTTGGTTCTATGACACAAGAGGGTAGAAGACTAGCTGCAATTACAGACTTACAAGTTGGTGATATGAACTCTAATGCACCTGTAGGAACTACGATTGCTTTATTAGAACAAGGCATCAAAGTTATGTCTTCTATTCACAAGAGACTACACAAAGCACAAAGAGAAGAGTTTAAAGTTATTGCAAGAATAAACCAAGACTTTATGCCAGACTATTATCCTTACAGAATACAAGGAGATAGTAGGTTTGTATTTAAAAAAGATTTTGATTCTAACATAGATATACTCCCTGTGTCAGACCCAAATATCTTTTCTACTGCACAAAGAGTTTTACTTGCACAAACACAATTACAAGCGGCAGCAGCAGCACCACAAATACACGATATGAAAGAAGCATACAAAAGATTGTATGAAGCTCTTGATGTCAAAAATGTGGATGACATACTGTTACCAGAAATGGGTGCAAAGAGAAAAGACCCTGCAACAGAAAACTATGCAATGATGTATGGTAGACCAGTGAAGGCATATGCATCACAAGACCATGATGCACACATAGCGGTTCACCAAGCTATGCTTAGTGACCCAACTATGACTCCACAGTCACCACAACTTGCACAAGCATTAGCAGGAACTATTCTATCTCATATTCAAGAGCACATGGCTCACAAATATAGAACGCTTGTTATGACACAGAGTGGTGCAGATTTACCACCTGCTCCAGAGTATGACAAATCTAATCCGGGCAAAGACGAAACATATCCGGAAATGACACCAGAGATGGAGAACGAGGTTGCTAAACTACAGGCACAAGCAGCAATGCAAATGTCACAACAAAATCAGCAAGCGGCACAACAGGCAGCACAGCAACAACAAATGGCTGACCCTCGTGTTCAGATTGCAATGCAAGATTTAGCAATTAAGAAACAAGAAGCTGACAGAAAAGTTATGGACTCTCAAGCAAGAGCAGACCACAGAAATAGACAACTAGAGATGCAAGAACAAAAAGAGGCAGCAGATGCACAGATTGATATTGCAAAACTAGAATTAGAAAAAGCAAAAGCAGAATCTGATATTCAATTAGATGCTTCTAAAATAGAATCTAATGAAAGAAGAGATGCATTAAGAGCTAGAGCAAACAAGTCTTTGGCAAGAGAAAAGACTATGAGTGAAATAGCAAAACAAAACATGAAGGACAAACAATAATGGTTTTACCACTTTTAGCATTAGCACCATATGCAGGAGCAGGATTAGCGGCATTAGGAGGAGCAGGTAGATTTTTTAATTCTCCTATGGGCCAAAGAACTGTGCAAGGTGGTATGAATTTAATAAACAGAGGAATTACAGGTTTACAACAACAAATGCCAAACTTTGTTAATCCACTACAATTTGGTTCAAGAACATTTCAACAAGCACCTCTTACATCTACTTTAGGTGCAACCACTACTCTGTCAACACCACAAATGATGGTGGATGCTGCTAATATGATGGGAGTTGGTTCAGCAGAGGCAGCAGAACCAAGTGCGGCAGACGTAGAGGAGATGTTAGAAAAAGACAAAAAAGAAGAAAAAGAATCCAAAAAAACAAAAGTTAAAGGCAAGCCAGTATCTGTTACAAAAAATGATGATGGCTCAATTACAAAAATTTATGCCGATGGTTCTTTTGAAAAATTTAGAGATGGAGAATTGGTGGCAAGAGGTGGTATTGCCACTGCAAGTAAAAAAAAGAAAAGTAAAAAAGAAATGATGAAAAAAGGCGGATACGTCAAAAAGAAAAGAAAAAGAAAACCATACAAACCATCATCTTTTGTCAAGATGAAAGGTAGAAAACGATATATATAGGAGAAAACAATGTTAGCATTTTTATCAAGAAAATTAATAGAATTAGGTTCTAAGATAAAACCTAAAACAGCTAAAGATATGCTTAATAAAGCAGGCATAAATAATATGGATGACCTTAAAAATTTAAGTAAAAAAGATTTAATGAAAAAATTAAATCTTGCACCTAAAACTTCAACTACATCTAAGGTAGTTAAAACTACAGCAGCAGGGGGAGCAGGTGTCGGTGGAACATTAGGCACCCAAAAATTTGTAGGTGATGTAAAAGAAGAAATGGAAAAAAGCAGAATGGCCGGTGGCGGAATGGTAAAGAAAAGAGCCAAAACTAGAACTAAAGTATCTAGAGGAACTGGTGCAGCTATTCGTGGTAAAAAATTTAAGGGTGTATTCTAATGTTAAAAGCTATTACAGCAGCAGGCAAATTTGTTAAATTAAAAGATTTAAAAGGTTTTATAAATAAACTTAAAAACAAAAAAAATTTAACAGATAAAGATAAAAAAGATATTAAAAAAGCCGAATCATTTTTAGAGGATAACAAATTTGATTCAAGCATAAGTCCCGATGCTATGATGAGAATGAAAAAAGGTGGTGAAATAAAACCAAAGAAAAAACCACTATCCCCAAGACAAAAGGCACTGATTGATTCTGCAAACAGAATTAGAAAACTAGAAGCAGCAGAAGAAAGAACTAAAGGTATTACACCAAAAGTTAAACCAAAGAAACCTATTGTTCCAAAGAAAAAACCTAAATTAGCTAATGGTGGTTTAGTAAGTGGCAAAGCACAGGCAAAAAAATATTTTACAGGAGTATTTTAAATGATTATTATTGGTAAAGGTGTTAAGGCACCTGCCAATACTAAAAGCACTGCAAAGGTTGCTGTGATTGTAGGGACTAGTAAAAAGAAAAAGAAAAAAGCTAGAGACGGCAAAAAGAAAAGAGGAACAAAGTTTAAAGGTGTGTTTTAATGTTAACAAAATCTAAAAAGAAAAAAGTAAAAAAAGTTATTAGTAAATTAAAAAAAGCATCTAAGGCACATGCCGGACAAGCTAGAACACTACAAAGGGTAATAAAAAAAAAGTAAGTGGAAATAACTAAATTTATTAAACATGTCTCTGCAAAGATAGACAAACAGGTAACCGATAGAAAGGATGCCTTCGCTCTTGGTAAAATACCAGAGCAAGATTATAGAAAAGTTGTAGGTGAATTACAGGGTTTGCAAATCGCTAGAGATTTGATAAGGGAATCTTCTAAATACATAGAGGAAGATGATGAGTAGCACAACTTTTAAACTAGAAGAAATAGAATTAAAAAACGACAAGTACCCAAAACCAGTTGGTCATAGAATACTTATAAAAGTATTAGATGTCGCTAACAAAACTAACATGGGTATATATTTACCAAGCAAGTCTTTAGAAGACCACAGAGCAATAGCATCAATCGGTAAAGTTATAGAGATTGGTACTGATGCATACAAAAGAGATGACATGACACAATCTTGGTGTGAACTAGGTGACTATGTTATGTTTGGTAAATATGCAGGTCATAGATTTAAGTTCGGACAAGTAGAACTTAGAATTATGAACGATGATGAAATTCTGGGAGTAGTTCCAGATGTTAACGAAATAAGTTAGTTTATTTCGACTAGCTGTTATTACAACAGCGTAAAATTCTTAGGAGAAACCTATGCAAATTATACATGACTCTTCGGCTAAAAAGCCGATGCAAGTCGTTGATGATGGCAAGGAAGAAAAACTCAAGGAGTTTAATGCAGAAGAAGCATTAGAAACTGTAGAGGAATCTGAACAGCCAGAGGAAACGGCAGACGCTGATGAGCCAGAAACTCAAGAAGCGAATGTTGAAGAAGAGAAGGAAGAAGAGGTTGTAGAAACTAAATCCGAACCTATAGAGGAGAAAGATGAAGAAGAACAACCAAAAAAGAAATCTAGACTTCAACGAAGAATAGACGACCTTGTTAGGCAGAAGAGCGTCTATGAAAACGAGCGTAATCAATATGCATCTAGAATAGCTCAACTAGAAGGTGAGTTGCAAAAAAACAACACACTAAATAAAGATTACAAACAACTTCAAAAGAATCACTATGAGAGCAGACTTGAATCAGCCGAGAAACTTTTGGAAAAAGCACGCAGCGAACATAAATCTGCACACGAAGCAGGAGACTCTGAAGGTATCTTGAGAGCAGCCGAATCAATCGCAGATGCAAAAGTAGAAATAAAATCTTTGGAAAATCAAAAACATCTTTTTGATGCTCCAGAGCCAGAGACACCAGTGTATCCATCGGTTACACCACAGCCTCAACAACAACCTACTGAGCAACAAGCAGCACAACAACCAGACCCAAGAGCCCTGCAATGGGCCCAGACTAATTCATGGTTTGGTCAAGATGCAGCTAAAACGGGAGCAGCGTATGCTATTGATGCCCAACTTAAAATGGAAGGATACAATCCCTCGTCTGAGGAGTATTATTCTGAGTTAGACAGACGTTTGGAGGATGCATTTCCTGTTATGAAGAAGGAAGTAAAACCACCAAAGCAAGTCGTAGCGAGTGTATCTCGTGGACAATCCGCACCTAAGAAGGTCTCATTGACCCCTAACCAATTGGCAATGGCTAAAAGACTAGGTGTGCCACCAACTGAATATGCCAAGTTTGTGAGGAACACAAATGACCAATAAAAATAAAACATCGTCTGATGCGAGCACATCTAGGTCTCATCAGAAACGAAAAGTAACTTATACACCTCCTTCATATCTAGATGCTCCAAAACCTAATGTCGATGGCGTTAAATACAGATGGTTAAGAGTGAGTACGGGTGGGGAGGATGACGCTCGAAACATAGCTAAACGTAAGCGTGAAGGCTATGAGTTTGTTAAAAAAGAAGAACACCCCGATTTTGATGTCCCTGTACACGAGTCTGGAAAATACGCAGGCGTGATTGGAAGTGGGGATTTAGTTCTAGCTAAGATTTCAGAGGAAATGGCAGATGCTAAAAAAGAGTATTTTGAAAACAAAACTCAAATGCAGACTGAAGCCGTTGATAATGATTTATTAAAAGAACAAAATCCATCAATGCCAATAACACAAAGGCGTAATAGTTCTGTATCTTATGGTAAAAAGAAAGGTGCAGAATAATTTAGACAAGAGTGCGGGTTTTAACTATTTAACAATTAGGAGAATAATATGGCTAATGTAGATGCCGCATTCGGTTTAAGACCAGTGAGACATTTAACAGGCGGACAAATTCGTGCTAATGAGTATAAAATAGCTAGCGGAACATCATCTAATATTTTTACTGGTGATTGTGTTAAATTATTAGCAACAGGCTACATTGATGTAGCTGCTGCCGGTAACAGAATTTTAGGTGTATTCGCAGGAGCTCAATATACTGCAACAGACGGAGAGGTAAAGTTTGTTAAATACTTCCCAACTGGAACTACCACTCAAGCAAGTGGCGATGTCACTGCTTACATTTATGACGACCCTAATATCGTTTATGCTGTTCAATCAGCAGGCTCTGCTGACTTTGCAGACATTGGTAACAATGCTGACATAGTTGCAGGTTCTGGTGACACTTTATCTGGACAAAGCAGATTCGAAATTAGTGGAACAACAGGAACTGGTACTGCAAACTTACGAATCCATCGTAAATTTGACAGTCCAAAAAACTCGTACGGAACCAATGGTATCCTTGAGGTTACAATTCATGAACATGAACTTAACCAACATATTGATGCTGATGGAACACCGGGCGTATAATAGGAGGACAATAACATGGCTGTTATATCAAGAACCCAACTTGTAAAAGAGTTGGAACCGGGACTCCACGCCCTATTCGGTATGGAGTACAAAAGATGGGAGCGTGAACACGCTGAAATCTTTACAGAAGAAACATCAGACAGAGCTTTTGAAGAGGAAACTCTTATCACAGGCTTTGGTGCTGCACCAACTAAGTCAGAGGGTGCTTCAGTAGAATTTGATACTGCTTCAGAACAGTGGACTGCAAGATATGTGCATGAAACAATTGCACTTGCTTTTGCAATCACTGAAGAAGCTGTAGAAGATAATCTTTATGATACTTTATCAAAAAGATATACTGCTGCTCTAGCTCGTTCAATGGCTTACACAAAGCAGGTAAAAGCAGCGAATGTATTAAACAATGCATTTAGCACAAGCTTTCCGGGCGGTGATGGTAAACCATTAATTACCACTGACCACCCAACTGTGGCAGCAGGAGACCAAGCTAACGAGCCAAGCACGGCTGCTGACCTTTCTGAATCATCTTTAGAAAACGCAATCATTTCGATTGGTGGTTTCGCTGATGACAGAAATATTCCAGTAGCGGTACAAGCTAGAAAGCTAGTAATACCAAAAGAATTAGCGTTCACTGCTCAAAGAATTTTGAAGAGTGACCTAAGAGTTGGTACTGCTGATAACGACACAAATGCGTTAAGAACTATGGGCATGCTTCCAGAAAGTTATGTAGTAAACCACTACTTAACTGATACAGATGCATTCTTTATCTTAACTGACATGACTAACACTGGACTAAAGATGTTCCAAAGAAGACCTTTGAAAACATCAATGGAGCCAGATTTCGAAACAGGAAACATGCGTTTCAAAGCATCTGAAAGATATTCTTTCGGATTCTCAGACTGGAGATGTATCTTCGGTTCACCGGGAGCATAAAGTACGGATTAGGAGGGGATTTTTCCCCTCCTTTTTTTTTATTTCTAGGGATAACAATTATATCAACTGCCCTAGCAGACGATGTAGAAGAGATGATATAATTTAACTACGAGGTTTAAAATGGCTAATACAACTTTTAGCGGTTCGGTACGTTCAGAAGCCGGATTTAACGTAATAAATAAAGACAGCACTTCTGGTGCTATTACAGAAACAGGTTTTTCAGTAAACTCTACTGGACAACTTATATCTATGGGAACTAGAAAAATTCAATCATTTGCAGGTTCTTTAGCAGCTACAAACGCTGCATCGACTGCATATGGAGATGGAGATGTTCTTGTAGAACTTGGTGCACTAAACACAGACGCACCAGACGGACTAGTAACACCTACTAAATTTTTTATTCACAGAGCATTAATTGGTATTACAACTGCGGCAGGAGAAACTCTTGTTGGTGGTTTATCATTAAGTGCAACTTCTGGTACAGCAACTAACGCAGCAGTTTCCTCTGGAACTGAAATCGTTGGTGCGGGTGTAACATCTTTTAACGAACAGTTAAGTGCTACACAATCAATCACAGAGGTTGATGTGAATTTTAACAACAGTGCAGGTAACTACCATATATTTGTTCCAAATATTACGGCTGCTATTGCTAGCAAAAACTTATATGCTTTTGCTACTACAGCAGTAAACGCAGATATTACTGCGGGTAGATTTACAGTTGAATTAGAATACTCAGTATTTTAATGGACATTTGTAAAACAATATCTTCGCTCCTATTAATATTTAGGAGCGAAATAAAATTAATTATATTAGGAGGCAAAAATGGCTGATGCAGTAACGTCACAAACAATTGGTGATAATGTTGGTGCAAAAAACATACTTGTAAAACTAACAAACATATCTGATGGCTCTGGTGAAAGTGCAGTTACTAAAGTTGATGTATCAGCATTAGCCAAAAGTGCAAACGGAGATGCTTGCTCTAGAGTAAATGTAGAAGAAATATACTATGACATATTTGGTATGCGAGTAGATTTACTTTGGAACGCATCCTCAAATGTTATTTGTAAAGTTTTAGGTAGTAATGGTGCACACACATCACAGGGTTACATGGATTTTAGAGATTTTGGTGGTATAACTAACAACGCAGGTTCTGGTATTAATGGTGATTTACTATTAACAACAACAGGACACACTGATGGAGACCACTATACAATTATTTTAAAATTATCAAAAACATATTAATATTATGGCTACCTCTGGAACTAGAACTTTTACTCTTGCTGTTGATGAAATTATAGAAGATGCTTATGCCCGTATTGGTGGAGAACCACAAACAGGTAAAGAAGCATCTGTAGGCAGAAGACAATTAAATTTATTATTACAAGAGTGGAGTAATAGAAATATTCAACTATGGACTGTAACAGAGTCAACTCAAACTTTAACAGCAAACACTGCTAGTTATACACTTAACAGTCATACAGTAGATATTACAGAGGCAGTCATACAAAAAACAAACTCTGATTCAACAGTTACAGACTTTGAATTAGAAAGAATTAGTAGAGATGATTATCTTAAAATACCAAACAAGGCTGACACTGGTAGACCTTCACAGTATTTTTTAGATAAACAGGTAACACCAAAAGTATTTTTATATCCTACACCAGATAACGCTGATGTATTTAAGTTTAATGAAAGAAGAAGAATAGAAGATATTACGGCTTCAACTGAAACAGTTGATATGCCAGATAGATTTTTGCCTTGTGCTGTAAGTGGACTTGCATATTATTTAGCACTGCGTAGACCACAAATAGAAATACAAAGAAGACAAGAACTTAAAATGTTATATGAAGAAGAGCTCAAACGAGCTATGGAAGATAACAGAGAAAAAGTAGATATGATTATTAAACCAGATTTAAGGTATAACATCTAATGCCTTTTGCTACAGGAAAGTATGCGAAAGCCATATCAGATAGAAGTGGTATGGAGTTTCCTTACAAGGAAATGGTAAAAGAATGGAATGGTTCTTTTGTACACAGGTCTGAGTTTGAAGCTAAACATCCACAGCTTGAGCCTAGAAAGCACAAGCCAGACGCACAGGCTTTACAAGATGCAAGAACACCAAAAAAATTAAATCCTGCTGAACAGTTAGAAAATGGTTCAGTTAGTGTGCTATTAAAATCATTAGGTGTAACTGCTGATGACAGAAAGATAACATCAACTTTTAAATCAGATAACGCTACTTTATTAGTGTCATCCTTGACTTTGACCGCAAGTTTAGGTAGTGAATCTGTTAGTGTCAGCTAAGATAGAATTATTTGTAGGAACACCTTGTTATGGAGGTATGCTCACAGAGGATTATCTTCACGGAGTTTTAGAATTACAAAATTTTTGTTTAGAAAATAAAATAGGTTTAAATATACAAACTCTCGGACAAGAGTCATTAATAACTAGAGCTAGAAATACTTTAGTCGCTAATTTTTTAGATAATGAAAAGTTTACACATCTATTGTTTATAGATGCGGACATTGGATTTAAACCAGATAATTTAAAAAGATACTTTGAGTATGACAAAGATATTATCTGTGCACCATATCCAATGAAATTAATTAGTTGGAAGATGATGCCAGAACTAATTAAGAATGAAAAAGATTATCAAAACTTGTGTCATCCTTATGTTTTAAATTTTGCAAACAAGGGTGAAATAAAAATAGACAAAGGTTTTGCAGAGGTATTAGACGCTGCAACAGGTTTCATGTTAATTAAAAGAGAGTGTTTAATTAAGATGAAAGAAGCATATCAAGATTTAAAATATGTTTCAGACCAAATATTAAATGGAAAAGAATTTAATTCAGAAAACACATACTTGTTTTTTGATACAATGAAAGACGATGACGGAAGATACTTATCAGAAGACTACGCCTTCTCAAGAAGATGGCAAAAACTTGGAGGAAAAATCTATGCAGACATTGGGTCAACACTCACACATGTCGGGCCGTATAGATACACAGGACACCTCTGGAAACATTTTAACATCGAAAAAAGTTAAGAATGTAGTTGTTCCTGTAAAAGGACTAAAGTTTAATTTAATAAAAGGATAACATGGCAGACGCAGTAGCAAAACCTATTAAAATGGCAATCGTAAAAAATCCAAAGAAAGGTTATATAAGAACACCTTCTCCAGAGGAGATAAAAAAATACGAAGAGCGAGAAGAAAGATTAAAAAAAGAAGGTAAGAAATAATGGCTGATGACGCAACGATAACTTTAAAAGCAACATTATTACCAGATGAAATAGCAAAAGTTATTAGTGGTTCTATGGTTGTAACACCAGATGATGCTAATGATAAATGGTATTACAAACTAACAAGTGTAACGACTACAAGTGCAGATTTAATTGCAGGTAATTTTATTGATTACACAGCAGTTGACCAAGACACCGCACCAACAGCAGTAGCTACAGCAGATAAAGTAAAGTTTTTGTTTGTAAAAAATACAAGCACATCTGATGGTATAGTTATATCAATTGATGCAGGAACAGCAGCATTTAATTTAGGAGATGGTATCTTTGTAGGGCCAGAGCAATCTTGGTTTTGTAGATTACCAAATACAACAGTAGCAGATATACATGCAATAAGTTCAGATATTGGCGATGCAGGTGATGCTAGTGCAAATGTAATAGTGGCAGCACTAATAGATGATGTAGGTTAATTATGGCAACAATGACTTTTTCTACTCTTACACAAGATATAAAAGATTGGATGGAAAATGATGGTACAGAATTTTCAAACGAGACTTCTGGTTTTATTTCTTTAGCAGAACAAAGAATAGCAAGAGATGTAGACCCGTATGCGTTTCACGAATCAGCAAATTCTTCTTTCAATGTTGGAGATAGGTTTGTAAGTAAACCAGTTGATGCAAAAATAATTTTTCATTTTTTGTTAATAGATTCAGATTCAAAAAGAGTATTCTTAGAAAAAAGAACTGATGAATATATCTATGATTATTGGCCTAATTCATCTAGCACAGGAACACCTAAATATTGGGCAAACTACACAGACACAGCAATTTTAGTTGCACCTACACCAAGTGCAGCATTAAATATTGAAATGACCTATTCAAGAAGAATAGCAGAGTTATCTAGTAGTAACACTACTAATTGGTTAACAGAAAACGCACAAGATTTATTTTTGTATGCTTGTCTTATGGAAGCATCTACTTTTACAAAAAGCAGAGAGGATTATGCTATCTATACGCAGCGATACAAAGAGTCAGTTGAGGCTGTAAACAACCAAGCTAGAAGAAGAAGAAGAGATGACTTTACAGCACCCGCTAATGTCATGGGTGAAAATTATTTAAAACCAATGAGTACATAGGAGATACAAATGTCAATAACACAAACTTTAACTAATGTATTTAAACAAGATTGTCTTGATGGTGCACAAAACTTAGGAACTAGTGGTGACACTATTAAAATAGCTTTGTACACTTCAAGTGCTACTTTAAATGCAACAACGACTGCGTACACAACTTCAAATGAAGTTTCTGGAACTGGTTACACAGCAGGTGGAACTACATTATCAAGTCAATCAGTAACACTAGATACAACTAACGGAGTTGCTTTTTTTGATGCAGCAGACCCAAGTTTTACTTCTGCTACTATTACTGCAAGAGGAGCTTTAATTTATAATAACAGCAAATCAAATGCAGCTATAGCAGTAC